TAGAGGAAGTCTGCAAGTTTGCCCGTCAAATGGCAACTGTTGTGACCTTTGCAACTGATAAGGAAGCAGCAAAGATTAAGCAGCAACTGAATGCTTGCATCCGTGAGAATCGTCCTGTTGTGAATAGTGAATTCGACTGCGATCCTAACCTGCTGGGATTGTGGGCACTGGTGAAATCGATCAAGGCAGATTGTCTCTATCTGTGCCGCAATGATGGTCCTGCCGCTTACATCGGGCAGGAGAGAATCGACTCTGAAGGTTACGTACTCACCAATGAGTTTGGTATGTTTAAGTTGGTGAATCGTGAGGCATTCTCCTATCATAATTTCAACAGCGGGCGCTTTCAGTGTGCCAGTTGAATAGGTGGCACAACCCCACCAGGGTGCCCGCACCGATACCCTATACTAAGGGCATCGGAGGGGAAACGACCCTCCACAGCATTCCCCCTGATGACTCTGACCGCCACCCTTGAGAAACTCACCGCCTTTGTGGTGACTGAAACCAACCGCTACGTTAGTGAAGAGTTCCGCCTGTATGGTAAGACTCTGCAACAGATTAAAGATAGCGGCATGGAAACTGCAGACTTTACAAAGATCTTTCAGTACATTGTAAATGAGGTGATTGAGGAAGGAATCCGTCGCCTTGGGATTGATGGTCGCCGTGAGGAAGTTGCCGGGTATGATTACATCATCGAAGGTCAACCTGTTGAGTTCAAATTGATGGGCGGCGAGTCTAAATCGTCCTTTGCCACTGGTAACAAAACCTCTCACTTTGGTGGCAAAAAGACTAACCTTGTGTGGTCGATTAAGTACACCTTCAGTGATAATCAAATCGACAACTTTGGTATGGTTTTGATTGATACCGATCTCACCAAATCTAACGTTTGGAAGTCTTCCTCTGGTCGCAAAGATTCGTTCTCTCAGTTGCAACTTTCTATCGGTGAAGATAACTGCATTCTGTCGCAAATGGGCATTGTGAAACCTGCTCAAAAGTGGTTGCAGTTCCTGCCCCTGCCCACTGCCGTGCTGCTGGGGTGACAATCCACCAGGTGGCACACCCTGCCCCCTGAGACCCCACCCGACCCCTTACACTTAACAAGTCAACCGCAAACGACCCATGCGCTACAACCCCGCCACCGACCGCGCTCTCTACACCATCGATGAGATTGCCGCTCAGTGCCGCGCCGCTATCCTGAAGGCAGAGCGCCAGCACGTTGAGCAGGTCGCCGATCGCATCTATGATGAGGTGCTGAGCTTTGCCCGTTGGGAGAACGACGTTTTGGTTGCCGCCTGACCTGCTACAATACCAAAGCAACCGCAACCGACCCATGAGAATCGAAGTCCGTTACCAGACCCCCTACAACCACACCGAGTGGCGCTCTCAGTGGTTTAAGACCCTGACCGAAGCGGAGCGTATGGTAGACTTCTACCGCTCCTGTGGGTCTGCTGCTCACGTTGCCCCCAGCAGTCTGGCACAATTCGCCCGCTGACCTGCTACAATACTCTCACCCCACACCCCCTGACATCATGACCAGCAACCTTGCCATCTCCCTGCTCCGCCGTGGCACCAACGGCACCCAGATCCTGGAGATTCTGGAGACCCTGACCGCTGAGGTCGAACAGGAGAACATCGCTGACTTCCTGAATCACGCCGCCACGCTGCAGGAAATCCAGTTCTGAAACCGCACACCCCCTGCCTGCTGACGCGGGTGGGGGGTCTTACAATATCAAAGCAACCGACAGACGACCGATGCGTTTCCCCCTTGCCATGTGCTCTGACCTGGAGACCCGCCAAATCAAATGGATCTCCCGCGCTGACCAGTTGAAGAACGGTTCCCGCCCTTCCCCCTACATTCACTGGGGAGTGCCCGCTGCCACCATCGCTGCCCAGTATGCTGAGGCACACCGTAACGACGTTCGTCAGGCGCAGTGGGGGTGACCCCGATCTGCTACAATACTCTCAACCGCAACCAACCCCCATGCTTCGCCCCAACGCCCGCCAGACCAAAGGACAAATCGCCAAAGGTGACGGCGCACTGAAAGGCACGTGCCCCGTGAATGGCAGTGCTGGTTCGGGTCGTGCCTTCACCATTACCCCCGTCGTTGGGTTGGGGCGTCAATGGGTCGGTGATAAGGACGCCAACGCCCGCCGCTTTGCAGAGCAGGCACGTGCTGACCGTATCGCTGCTGCCCGTGACCGCCTGCTGAATCGGGTGGGTCATTCGCCGCTCGCTGCCCGCTTCTGAGTCATTCGTGCGTCGGCAGTCATTCGTGCGTGTTTGGCAGGGGTCCGGGATTTATGCCCGCCCCGTCGGGCGGCGTGTTATAAGTTATAAAGGTTAAACCCCCCCGTATATAAAATCGATGGGTCCCTGTAACCTACAAAGTGTTACGGAAGCAAGCTAATTATTACATTGAAGATTAAAAATTTTTTTGCCATATATAAAAACGAAAAAGGTTGTTTGTTTTACACATATGAAAAAAAATTCCGGGGAAATTTTTGAGACCATAGAGGTTGATCCAGTTAGCGGTGATTATTACATCAAAATTCCAGGTGAGATTATGAATGAACTTTCTTGGTATGAAGATACTGAGATTTCTTTTACTTTAGATGGTAATGATATTATTCTATCTGAAAGAAAGGAAGATTGACATTGAATACATAATGTTGTATGATACTGAAGTAACTACTTTCTATTATGGCTAAAGGATTTACGGTAAAAGCAAAATCGCCCGTCACTCAAACAGTAACAGAGGAATGGGATTATAATCTCGCGCGAGAAATGGTAAGAGGGAAATCCATTGTCTTTTGTCTTCCTGGGCGGGGTGTTTCATATACCTATCTGAAAAACTTTGTGCAACTCTGTTTTGATTTGGTGCAGAGCGGGGCAAGCATTCAAATCTCACAGGACTACTCTTCAATGGTCAACTTTGCCCGTTGCAAGTGTCTTGGTGCAAACGTATTACGTGGACCAGATCAGGTACCATGGGATGGTAAACTGAATTATGATTGGCAGTTGTGGATTGATTCTGACATTGTATTCAACACTGAAAAATTCTGGCAACTGGTGCTAATGGACAAAGATATTGCTTCTGGTTGGTATGCAACAGAAGATGGTCACACAACTTCGGTTGCTCATTGGATGGAAGAAGATGACTTTAGAAACAATGGTGGTGTGATGAATCATGAAACCGTTGAGAGCATCTCAAAGCGTCGTAAACCATTCACTGTGGATTATGCAGGTTTTGGTTGGTTGCTGATTAAGCACGGTGTCTTTGAGCACTCTGAAATGAAGTATCCTTGGTTCGCACCAAAGATGCAGGTTTTCGAATCAGGAGAAGTGCAGGATATGTGCGGTGAGGACGTATCTTTCTGTCTGGATGCAAAGGAGGCAGGATTTGAAATCTGGTGCGATCCACGCATTCGTGTTGGGCATGAAAAAACAAGAATCATCTGAGAAAATGGCAGAGGAAACGTATAACATCATCTGCAAGGGAAGAAAGATTTATTCCTCACTCACTGAAGAAGAATATTTCAATGTAATGGAGGATCTGTCGATTGAATATTATCAGACAGGTTCTCCACGCCCTGAAGATATTGAAACAGAAATTATTGGAGAATTAGATTAATGGCAATTAAAAAATCACTCAGCGGCAATAAAATCATCGAGTCTCATCCAAAGAATACTCGGCAAGGATGTGGGTCTAATACCAAGTATGCAGCGTCTTCTCGCAATAAAGCTCGTAAAAAATACAGAGGGCAAGGGAAAGGATAATCAACCAAGATGTATCATTTAGATGGAAATGATGAATGGAATACTATAAATTCATCAGATCTTTGGGTATACAATAAATTATTTTTAAGTCGGATGTTGGGGTATACATGTGGTCCTGTTGGGACTACAGTTCCCAAACCCGACTTTTATATTGTTCGACCTTCTTTTAATTTACTTGGAATGGGGCGTTTTGCTCGTAAAGAATGGATTGAAAAACACACCGATAATATTCATCCTGCAGAATTTTGGTGTGAAATTTTTGAAGGCGAGCACATTAGTGTTGATTTTTATCATAAAAAAGCAGAATTAGTCGTAATTGGAACTCGGGATGATCATGAACCTCTTTATAAGTGGAAAAAGTGGCAAAAAATAGATAAAGATATTTCTTTTCCGGATATTTTAAACAATTTAGTAGGCAATTACGAATGGATTAATTGTGAATTTATCGGGGAAAATCTAATAGAAGTTCATTTTCGTAGAAATCCTGATTTTCGTTATGGAAATTCTGTTGCGATTCCCGTTTGGGATGATAAAAAAATCAAAAATATGAAATTCATTGAAGACAATGACTATCATCGTAAAGGTTTTTATATAAAATAAATAAATTTTTACCGCAAAATGAATTGAAACAGTTTTCGATGGGCAGACACCTACTTTTAGAGGTGTATGATGTAAAATTTGATATCATTAATGATGTAACTTCTCTCCAAGAAGCAATGGTGAAAGGTATAAAACGTGCCAATATGACGATTTTAAATATTTTTTCACATTGTTTCATTCCACAGGGATGCACAGTGGTCATTGCCCTTGCGGAAAGTCATGTTTCCTGCCATACTTGGCCAGAGGAAGGTTGTATTGCGGTAGATGTTTATACTTGTGGGGAAGGAAATCCTAAATTAATCGCTCTAGAAATGTTAAAATACCTCAATTCTGACAATTATTTTCTACGTGAAGTCGATCGTTAAATAGAAATAAGGAGATAGCAACCTCCTTTATAAAAGTTCTGTTTTATTTTTAAAACAGGAGCTAAAATGTCAAATTTACCAGTCGATCGTGATTCAAATTATATGAGAGAAATGTGGGGCACTACCCGCCTGATTACAGATTATGATACCGTATCACCAAAAAGAGTCATTCAAGAGGTTATGCACGATTTAGCACCCAAGCATGACTTAAAAAAACAACAAGAATTGCATGAAAAAATTCGCAATGATGAAGATTATGATGATTGGGAATATGGCACTGAACCTGGATATGGTTCTTCCTGGAAATAAACATAAATAATCCAAGAAATTTCATATCCAATGGCAGTCACACGAATATCTAGATCATTTAAGGATATTAGTCTGTCTTTTGATCCACATCCAGTGACAAAAGACCTGCCAATTTTGAAAAATCAAAATGCGATTACTCGCTCTATTCGCAACCTTGTAGAAACAATTCCAAACGAAAGATTTTTTAATCCAAATTTGGGATCTGATGTTCGTTCTAGCTTGTTTGATTTTGTTGATTTTGCAACAGCATCTGTAATTAGAGAACAAATTATCAATACAATTTCCAATTATGAGCCTAGAGTTGATAATGTGGATATTGAAGTCAATCCAAGTCCAGATACAAATGAATTTGAAGTGACTGTAATTTTTGATATTATTGGGCAAGAAGTACCAACACAACAGTTTTCATTCATATTAGAGGCAACAAGATAAAATGCCTTTTACTCAATTTACAAATCTAGATTTCGATCAGATAAAAACTTCAATCAAAGATTATCTCCGTGCTAACTCTACATTTACGGACTTTGATTTTGAAGGATCTAATTTTTCTGTTTTAATTGATACGTTAGCGTATAATACCTACATTACGGCATTTAACTCTAACATGATTGTCAACGAATCCTTTTTGGATTCTGCAACTGTAAGAGAAAATGTCGTTTCTTTGTCTAGGAATATTGGATACGTTCCTTATTCAAGAAATGCTGC